CGGTCTTTGGAATTTCAATTGATCGATCTTTTTTCTTGCATCTATAGTTAATTTTAAATTGTCTTATGTTTCCTCTTTTTAAGTTTGAGAATGCTGTTTTGTATGCATTTACCATATCTTTGATTGCTCCTGCTCTAACATCTTTTGGAGTAAGCAATTCCCACTCTTTTAATTTAGAATTATTTTTTGCTGTTACAAATCGGTCTCTTAGTTGGTAAAAATTCAACTCTTTGTTTCCTTTAGTCCTTACGTAATTAAGAGTTTGATTGTATACATACCTACTAGTCCCCATCCAATTCTTTAGCTTATTGGATTGAGTCTTGTTTGGATATATTCGTATTTTTCTAACACGCATACCTTTTTCGTCACACTTTTCCCTTGAAATAAACATATACTTAGACGAGTAGGTTAGGTTTGTATTCTCAATTGTTTGAGACAATGCCCAAGAATCTGATTTTGAATCAATAACGTTTTGTGTTGGTAACCATATATCATTTGATATTTCCAGACAACGGTTATTCCAAAATGGATAAAATATTTTCTTTTTAGCAGAGTGTGCCAAGCATATCATTGCTAACCAATTTTTAAACAAAATGGTATCGTCATCAAACATAGTTTCGTCATTAGTGAGAATTACCCACTTATTTTGAGGAATATGCTCTACGCTAACAAATCTTTTTCTTTTCCTCAAGAGAAGAAGTGATGCTAAAATAAGAGTTGATTTTTTTGCGATTATATGTTTTTTATCAGGATAACGAGTTATTAGGACACGATTTACCGATTGTACTCCGGATACAAAATGTTCTAGTTCTATCGTAAATAATTTCTTTTTCTTTACCATTCATTGTATTTTTCTATTATTAATCATAGAATTTATCAATTAAATCAATTTTAAATTTAAAACAGATATCAAAACAATTTTCTGATTAAAAAACTTACAAAAAGCATATTATATGAAGCATTGCAAAAAATAGAAACGATAGATGATTTAATTAAATTACGTGAATCAGTCCGTCCGACATTGCTGTAAAATTTGTTGAACTTTCCGTGCAATTATATAACCTAATAATGGTGGTACTGCGTTTCCAATTGGTTTATATGCCATACTTGATGATTTTCCTTCGGTTAAAATACAATTTGGTGGAAATGTTTGAATTAAAGCGGCTTCACGGACAGTCAATCGACGTTCCGATAAATGACTTTCGTTATTTTTTCCTCCATTTATACGGCGAAATTCAATATTGCCATGATGTTCTGCACGCATCGTAGGACAAAATCCGTCAAGTTTAATTTCAGATTGTCCTTGACCCTTATCCAATTTTGCGGCTTTTGAATAAGATTGTTGAGCCAGATCATTTGTTTTATCGGGTTCTTCCAGATGTGTAAAGTAATGTTTAATAGCACATTTCTTTTTATTTTCAGTAATTATATTCCACTCATCTTTAAGTTTAGAGCGACAATCTAAACGTATTCCCATTATTATAACCCGATGTCTTGTTTGAGGAATTCCAAACTCTTCACATTTAATCAACTGATATTTTACTTCATATCCAACCTCCGCAAAATCGTCCATAATTTTTTGTATTGGATTTCCAGCCATAGTTAAAAGTCCCTTTACATTTTCAGCAATGAATATAATTGGTTTAACTCTTTTAACTACTTCAACGTAGGATTGATATAATGTACCTCTATCACAGTCAAGCCCTTTTCGTTTTCCAGCATGACTAAAATCTTGACAAGGAAATCCACCTGTAATTACATCAGAATATGGAAATAGATAATTATCAGTTATAACATCTCTTATATCTTTTAATGTATAATTATAATTCCATTTATTCAGTTCTGCAACTTTTTTGGCTACAGGAAGAATATCATTTTGAAATACAACTTTAAATGGTAAGCGTTTTAAATTTACAAAACCATTTATAGTGTATTCAGAATCAATAAATTCGCTTGATAAGATACTTTCGGAATGAACTATAACTTGTTCTGAAAATCCTATATCCATCCCACACATTCCTGAAAATAATGATATTACATTTGTAGTTGGTAAATATTCATCAGGATGCATTGCAATCGTTGAAACGAAAGGTTCAATTTTTAATAATTTTATTAGTTCTTGTTTGTTTTTATTACTATAGCCTTTAATTTTTTGCTCCTTACAGAGTTTTTTTAACTCTGTATGCGTTTTTTTTGTGTAATCCATTATATCTATTTGTTATTTAGTTCTTATATTACACACCGGAAAAAATTCATTTTTATTTTTTTTCTAATATAACCAAAACAAGGTCTTTGAATATCATTTTTAAGTTGATTGTAACTCTTATTTACAGATAAAAATTACGTTTGGTGGTTTTTACTACACTCCAGAATAAGAATAAAATTGAATTTTATTTAAAATAATTATGAGAATAATCAAAATGCAGTTTATGAACGCACAAGCTCAAAGTTTATTTTTTGAAGGTCATCGAGAAAGAAGAAAAAAAAGAGATATTGCACTTGTTGAGGCATCAGATGAACATCGTGAAAAATTAGACAAGTGTCTTGATATTATAGTTTGTCATCACCCAGATACTTGGTCACACGGTACTGGGGTTTTGTTAATTGCTCCAGTAAATAGGGGTCGTACAGACTCACAAAAAAGAGCTATAAAGTTAAGGTTAGATTCAAAAACAGAGCATAGTTATAGAAGATATTATATTCAATATGAAGACGATAATATTGGGTTTTTTATTAGAAAAACGATCGAATATCGTGATAGAATGCGTAATTTTTTATGCGACTTGGAAATAGAAGGGTCATCTTTTGCAATAGAAAGACAGGATATTTTTGATTATGTTGAAAATAATATATTATCAGAGTTTGAAAACTTTTCTCTGCAGGCTGAATTGCCCAGAAGAAAAGGAATTAGGTTATACGGTGTTGAATTTGATTATTACAGATCGATAAGTAAAAATTTTGATGATTATCAAATTTTGGAACAAATAGAAGATTTTTTGAGAAGTGATCGCATTTGTAACCCGCTTAGAAGTGTTCTTTTGAATATTTTTCCAAATATTTTAGACAACGAACCTGTTGCAAGAGAATTAGCATTTGAATATGACGGAGAAGATATGTACGTTGAGTTTTACATTGATAACAATTATGATCAAAATTTTCCTAATCATCTTCCAGAGTTAGTAAAATCAACAGGTGAATGTCTTGTGTGTTACACAGAAGGTGATGTTCTTGAATGGCCATGTCATTCTTCACACACATTTTGCAAAAAATGTACTGATCAAATTTTTTTACGAAATGCTTTATGTCCATTTTGTAGAAAACACATATGGTTGTCTGATTAATGTAAAATAAAAAACAACACCCACAAGGTGTTTTTTTTATCATTTTGTGTAAAGTTTTAGTTAGACTTGCAAAAAAATTGAATTAGTTGAATAAAAATTTAATTAAACCTTAGAATGTCAACAAACCAATATAAATGTGGTTCTATAATCAAGGAAGATCAAGAATTATCTAGTTTGAGCTTGTTTAATGAAGATTTTTGCAAAGTAAAGTTTGGTTATACAACATTAGATACATATACTCAAAATACTTACAATTGGTTGATTGAAAAGTTTCCAGATTTTTGTAAAGTAAGCTTTAAAGACACAACATGCCTTTTAACAGGAAAACCTCAAGCGGGAAAAAGTGGGTTTTCGTTTGGAGTAGCTCTTATTCATCTCCTTTTGGGAAAACCCGTTATTTTCATAGTCAGAAATTTTACTCAAGACGCCGAACATATAAAGGCAAAGCTGGAGCGGTTTGCAAAAGAACACACAAAGCATATGAATAAATATACACAAAAAAGTATTGATCGTACAATCGGAATTGTTGATGCAGTGCAAATGTCTCTAATAAAACAAAAAAATGAAATATTTTCTCTGACAGGAGAGAAAGAAGTTAAAGAAGCCCTAAAAGGAAAAAGTATGAATATGGTTATTGCGCTTGCAAACGGCTCACAACTAAAATGCATTAATATGGTTCTTGATCAGCTTGGTGATATTAACTCTAATATAGTGATGCTCACTGACGAAGCTGACTCTATAGCTTACTCTGAAATTAAAGATCCTTCTCCTCTAAAACACAAAGCAGCTGAATATGTCACCCTCAAAAAAAGATGTAGTCAAACATATGAGATTAGTGCGACAGTATGGGATATATTAAAAGGTAATGAAGATCTCACAAACACAAACATAATCTATATTAGACCTCCTATAAATTACAAGGGAATCCGCAATGGAGTGCAATTTATAGAATTGGCTCACAAAATTGAAAAATGGACTGAAAATAAAAGCCTATTTGAAGAAGATCCAAATATGATGCAAGTATATGAAGAATTAACGGAAACACCAATATTTAACAGCAAAAGGTACAATCTTGAAATAGATCATCCTGTTATTGTTATGCACAAGACAAAAACTTTGATAAAGCACCACAAGATGTTTTACGAACTTTTTAGGACAAGTAAAATGTATTCTAATATTTGGACAGTTATGATGGAGTGTGACAAAGGTTTATATCTCTACTCTAAAGTTTTAATAAATAATACAATTGAGATTGGAAAAATAAAGTTTATTGACACAAAAGGAACAGGAGAATTTTTATTTGGAAAACGAATCATCATCCCAGAGCTCTTGCAATGGTTTATAGAAAACGGAGGTGCAAAAGTATTTTCTCACATAGTAATCAAGAGCGGTGATTTTTCTGGACGCTCAAGAAGTTATGTTAGTACTGACGGGAATTGGCATCTAACCCACCAATATTATACAGGATGTTCTAGCGTTCCTGATATGATACAGGCTCAGCGTCTTTTACATGACAGACCAGATTCGATTCCTCTGGTCGAATACGCACCTTCTAAAGTCATAGAAAATCTTGTTAAGGGTGATATTATGCAAGATGAACAAATTGAAAGGCTAATAGATTTGAGAATAACATGTAATGTTGAAGTTTTTACACATAATCAAGTAAAGCAGGAAATCTGGAGTAAAGAAAAAATTCCAAAGGCTTCTCTTTGTTGCGGAAATGTAAACAAAGGTTTTAAGATTCAAAAAGATCAGCGTATAAATGGAGAGGATGGTGGTTGGGCTCTTGATAGGTATAAAAAAATTCTGGCAAATATAGAGACTATGGAAAATGTAATAGTAAATTTGGATGTTGACCAACTCCGAGAAGAAACTAGTATGAATTGTTTGAAAAGAAAACTTACCAATTATATCTCATCTGGTAATTCAAACGAATTCAAACGTGCGAGTGAATGGCTTGCGATCACTGGTCTTTGTGGTTTCAAGAATAAAACAGTACATCATCATATGATGATGTCATATCTTGTGAAACATGGTTTTCTAGAACGTCGTGAAGACAACAAGTTACGTCTAGAAAAATGGAACTAGATATTTTATTGTAGCAAAAACAACACAAAATAATGTGTTGTTTTTAGTAAAATCTAACTATTTAAAAAAGACCAAGCTGTACCGAGTGCCTTTAAAAGGTTCTGATTTATGAGGTATTTCAGATCCGTTGAATATCAAAGAGTTGGTCTTGATGTGAAAAGATTTTGGTTTATCATCAATGTACAATACAGTTTGGCCACCAGTGTATTTACCAAATCCAACCAATAAAGACTCTCCAACATTTTTAGAATCTAAATGCTCTTTACATACAGTATTTTTATTTACGTATACACTCCTAAATTTGAAGGATTCGTAATGTAAATTCATAAATTTTTTGAATAAACGCATCATATAGGGATATTTTTTTGTATAACTGCTTTGTTGAATTTTACCTTTATATTTTACTTTTCCAAAACAAACTTGTCTAGCCTCTTTTTGATTTGTAGTACCTGTTTTTACTGAATGATGATGCCCTTTTATTCCTTTACTTGAATAACTAGTAGGTAAGATAATTTCTTCTAGCTCCTCATATATTTCAGAAAGGATTTTTTTATCATCTGCTGATAGTTTTGTCTTAATAAAACTCATTTATTTATTAATACTTATAATATTAAAATATATATTTTATCAAACAGTTGATATTTATTTACTCCTACATTTACAATGATTGTATATTTAATCCAAATTACTTAAACGTTTATACCATTTTGGATCAGTTTCACTTAATAATTCTGGATCTTCAGAATATAGCTTTAAAATATAAAATAAAGAAGGATTTTTATGATTATTTCATTTGGGATCTCAACAGTTGAACATATATCTACAAATTTTTGAAATGATCTAAAAGAATGAGTTCTAAGATAAAATATGTAAAACCGATAGTCAAAAGAAGATAAACGCAACGATAGCCAAGTTAAGTTTATATCTAAAGGATATTCAGTTATTTCTTTTATTCCTGTCGTAATAAAGTTTTTCGTTTGATATAATTAGAAAAACAAATATACCCAGTGTCAAACTAACTAAATTTTAGTTAGATGCTAGAGGATAAAAAGAACATATTTATCAAGAATAGTAGGTTACGCTGTCCTCAAAGTTTAGATTTTTCTAGATTTAAAAAAGCGGAACAACTGGTTTTTTAAATATAATGTTAGCATACTATTTAACATTTGATTACTTAAAGTATTTAGTTCTTCTTGATAAGGCAAACAACTGGTGCTCTTATTCGTATGAATTAGTAAGAACATTCTTTTTTAAAAATAAAAGAATATTTAATTCGTAAGTTTTTTAGTGAGAAAATTGCTTTCATTACATATGAATTACTAATTTTAAACTAAATTGTTATTTAAAAATAAGCTTCTTATAAGTAAGAAGTATATTACGGCGAGGCGTAGCCGCTAGCGGTTAAGGGCGTAGTGACAGGATGAAAACCAAATCTTTTCGCAAACCCTAAAAA